TGTCGGCAACGAAGGCCTCGATCAACACCACGGAACTGGCTCTGACCGATGTGGCGATCTTCAACGGCGCGAGGGCGGGAATGAGGAATCTCAAGATCAAACTCGCGCCGTTGCCATATCCCGACATCGAGACGACTCGCCAGCGTATCTACTCCTGGTTCCAGATCAAGCAGCCCATGTCTGTATACGTCAACACGGACAAGCGCAGGGTCAGGACCGAGGGCTACGTCGAGTCGGTCGAGGCCGATATCTTCTCCAAGGATGAGGAGATCAACGTCAGCATATTGTGCCCGGACGCCTACTGGCATGACGCTGACACGATGGTCAACCAGAACCTCGAGTGGAAGCGGGACATCGGGACTTTTGAGTTCGACTTCATGGATGAGCCCTCCCCCTCGCTTGAGTTCGCCAAGGATCGTGGAGTCCTGTCCGCGGTCATCGACTACAAGGGCGAGGTGGAGACCGGTTTCACCATGATATTCCGGTTCCGCCCGGGGGCCAAGCTCCCGATCACGGTCACCGAGACTTTCTCCAGGGACACCTTCAAGCTCACCGGAGCATTTCTCGACAAGACGTACTACAAGGTCGACCCGATCGTCGGCGGCGACGTCGTTACCGTTAATTCTCGGGTGGGTTCCAAGTACATCATACGGACCAGAGGTGACCGCAAGGACAAGTTCCTGGCGGCACTGGACCGGAACTCGGACTGGCTCAAGCTGAGGCCCGGCGTGAACGAGTTCCAGATCACCATGAATGATCCGACGCTGACTGACGTGTACTTCTCAACCGACGTTCTATACCAGGGGGTGTGATATGTATCTTGCTGTACTGGATGAGTCCATGATCATCCAGCATATCTGCGAGGACTACAAGTCCGTCGTTTGGACCGAGCGATTCCACGGATTCGGAGACTTCAAGCTCGTGGTCCCCGGAACCCTGGAGAACCTGAGGACATATCAGCTGGATTTCTACCTGTATACCAAGGGCACGAACAAGCTCATGATCATCGAGCAGGTCGAGCTCAACACGGAGTACGGCAAGGAGTCCCTGCTGACCGTCAGCGGGCGGAGCCTCGAGTCCATATTGGACCGTCGGGTTATGCATCCGTATCCGATGTGGGACGGGACTCTTCTGTGTAAGCACGAGCGCACTCGCGGCAAGGTCAAGGACGTCATCAAGCATTACACCAACCTGCTGTTCAAGCAGCGGGACTCGCTTGATACATCGCATGAGCGTTACGTCCTGGGATTCGGATGGTATTCGGTTGATGAGCTTCCGGACGGAATTCGTCGCGGTCGTCCGACGTCCTCCCTGGATATCGGAAACATCGAGGTCAGCGGCGACGGCAATGTTCGCCCGATGAATTATGCTCACGAATGGACGAACAATCCCGATTACAGCAAGGATCCCTATAGTATGGAGGGATCCTGGTACAAGATCGTCCAGAATCTCACCGATCTGACGATGTCGGGATGGGCCATTGAATACGACGGCGAGGACCCGTATTACTGGTACGGCTACACGTACAACGGCGTTAACCGTACATTCAACCAAGGAGAACGTCCTCCCGTCGTGTTCTCACCCAAGTACGACAATTTGTCCAAGGCCACGTACTTCAAGTCCAAAGTAGGCACCAGAACGAAGATATTCTCGGGTGCTGTTAAATTCACAGTGCCCAATAATCTACTGTTCACCAATAATGGATATCAGCAGGAGTACCTGGACCAGAATGGTGACTCCGCGATGCAGAACAACTCGATTCGAGTTGGTACTAAAGGACTAGGTCTTCGTGAGGGGTATTTTCAGTCCCCCTCGATCGAGCACACCAACGGGTACATGCAGGCTGGAAACGGATTCAAGGGCGTCGCTACGGTGGATCCCAATTCCATCCATCGCCAGATCCACGAGCAGTGTAACACCGAGCTGTGGCGTCATATGCCTATCGAGATGTTCTCGGGCGAGGCCGCTCAGCAGTCCATGTACGTCTACAACGAGGACTTCTTCCTGGGCGATTTCGTCCAGATCCAAAACGAGTTCGGGCAGCAGGACATCGCTCGGGTGACCGAGTACATCCGTACATCCTCGGACTCGGAGGGGGACGTCTTCTACCCGACATTCGAGTCCTTGTCCGATATTCAGAAGTCGAAACCGGGGTTGAACATCACATGACAGAGAGATCGGGATTCTTCATCTCCATCAACGGAGACCGGAAGTACTCCGCGGACGACTTCGGCCGAATGTTCGACGGGGTCATTTCCGACGGCATCTTCCAGAACTGGGGGCGGGCCTATCAGGTCGTCAAGGGCAACGGTCGTCAGATCATCATCCAGTCCGGTCGTGCCTGGCTCAAGGGACACTGGCTCGAGAACGACGCGGAGCGGTACTACACCCTGAATCCGGGCAGCACCGATGGTGATCGCTACGACGCCGTATTCATCCGAGTCGACAACACCAGGGCCGTCCGGGTCGCCAACATCCGGGCTGTTCAGGGAAATCCGAATCAGGGCATCCCTCAGCCGACGCAGACCCCCGAAAACTACGAGGTCCTCATCGCCGCCGTCCGGGTCCCCAGGGGCGCGCAGGACGCGACGGCCTTCGAGATCATCGACTGCCGCGGTAAGTCCGGGACTGAGAACGCCCAGTGGGCTCAGAGTGTTATGCAGCCCAAGCAGATCGCTCTGAACAACAAGTTCGATTTCCTGAACGCCTTCAACAATGACCCGAATCTGAAGAAGGTCATCACTCGCGGTAACAACCTCGGTAAGACCATTACGGCCGCCCAGAAGATGGCCATCAGGAACGGGACGTTCGACGGTATGTGGCTGGGCGACTACTGGCAGTTCAATGACAACACTTGCCGTTGGATCATCGTTGACTTCGATCGATATCTGGATCACCCGAACGGGACGAACCAGCACCGGATCACGATCATGAGCGACCGGAATCTGGGCATCGACAATATCGGCGAGGCCGGTTGGTGCATCAATGGGTGGAACGGCTCCAAGATGCGCCGTGACTACGCCGAGGGCATGGTGCGTTTCGCCTCTGCCCTTCAGGTGTTCGACATCTCGGACTTCAAGCCCTTCCCAGTGTTCGAGCCGCACGCGTTCGAGAACGCGGATGATTCCTGGGCACTGATCGAGAAGAGCTGGAGCTGGGAGTACCCCAAGGTCACCATCCCGTCGGAGTTCGAGATGTTCGGCTCCAACTCCGTTCACGTTCGCATCAACGGTATCGATAGCAACGTGATGCCGATCGCACGTCAACTCAGTTATTTCCGTCTTGGCAACCCGATTCCCTTCTCGGGCGAGTCGTTCTGGCTCAGGGATCAGGTCACCAAGAACCGCTTCGCCTTGTATTACGGCGACCAGCGGCATGTCTCATGGGCGGACTGGACCAGTAAGTACGGCGTTCGCCCGCTCATGTCCATCGGAGGCTGAATGCAACCCATGCTGGAGCTCGTGATCACCATTTTCGGCTCGGTTCTCACGAGTAGTGGGATCTGGGCGTATCTCCAGAAGAGATCCGAGCGACATGACGCCAAGACCCAGCTGATGCTCGGTCTGGCCCACAATCAGATCGTGGCCATGGGGACGGCATATCTGTCCCGGGGCTACGTCACGATCGACGAGTTCGAGGACTTGCAGAAGTATCTGTACCAGCCCTATCACACCTTCGGCGGCAACGGGACCGCCGAGAAGGTCATGGATGCCGTGAACCGGCTCCCCATCCATTTCCCGGACACCAGAAGGAAGGACAAGCGTTTTGTCTCTGTCGAATCAGACCTACAACACCCTGAAGTGGATTGCCCAGATCCTGCTTCCTGCCCTCGCCACCCTTTATCTGGCGCTGGCGGGCCTTTGGGGGTTTCCTCACACTGAGGCTGTCGTCGGTACCATCACCGCCGTCGACACCTTCCTGGGCGCTCTGCTGGGTCTGGCGTCGAAGAACTACGAGCCCAAGGTCGACGGCATCCTCCATGTGGACCACAAGAACCAGGAGGTCTACGCCGCCCTCGAGACTCCCGCTGAGGACATGACCAAGAAGGACACCGCCACCCTCAAGGTGTCAGAGGTCGCCTGAGACGCGGATCAGACATGGATCATAATGATACCCCCATTTGAAAGGAACACCATGTCCGACAACAAGCCGAATGCCAAGACCGCCCTGGATGACGCTTACTCCTTCATCGACGGCATGGATCCCGACAGTGAGGCCTACACGCACGCTCTCCGCAACATCAAGGACCTGGAGCAGATTCAGGACGCCAAACGGCGCCGCTTCTGCCCCAGTCCGGATGCTGTGGTGGGCGCTGTGGGCTCATTCGCCGGAATCCTCGCCATTCTGAAGGCCGAGCAGATATTCCCGGTCGCCTCGAAGGCTCTCGGATTCGTCGCCAAGATCCGCATCTGAGAATCAAGACCTAGGACACCACAAGGGTTCTAGGTTTTTCGATTCTGAAAAATTCCCGGGGTGAGAATTCGGAGACGCGATTTCCGCAGGACCTATAATGAGACCCATAGAAAGGAACCGTCATGTCCATCATCTTCACCATCTTCGGAATCCTCTCCTTCGTCATGTTCGCTTACGCCGTCTACGCCCAGAACAAGCAGATCGAGCAGCTCAAGAAGGTCGTCCGCCGCCAGCGGAAGACCATCGAGAGTCTGTCAACCCCGCTTCCTCAGGACGCAGCCAGCGTTCAGCAGCTCTTCGAAGAGAGCTGGAACGAGATCAAGAAGATCTTCGACCACGACATCACCCAGAACTAAATCTCACTCTCAGAGCCCTCACGGGTTCTGAGTTTTCGCAGGATCCACAGGTCCTATAATGAGACCCATACGAAAGGATCATATCATGCTGATCTCCCGCCTCGTCGAGAACCTGATCAAGTCGATCATCTACTGCGTTGGCATCTACGCCATCGTCAAGTGGTGCATCAACAGGAACAAGAACTCGAAGCAGGACTTCACCAAGCCCGTCCACATCGATACCAGTCTCTGACAGCCCGTGCTCCCCTAACAGGGAGCATAGGTTTTCGCGGGTTTTGCAAGGGGTATAATGAGACCCCAGACTCCTACGAAAGGAACTACAATGACCCGCGTCGTCTTCGCCGTTGCCGCCCTCACCGTTTCCTTCGCCGCCAAGCTCCTCATCAACAAGATGTTTGAGGCGAATGTCAAGAAGGCCATCGCCAAGAAAGTCGCGGAGCAGAACGCTCCCGCCAACTGACTGACACTCACTCCTAGAACCCTACCCGGGTTCTAGGTTTCTCGAGAAAGGAACGCACGTGAACGACGCTGATGTCCAGGTTATCTACCGCGACGTCGACCGGGAGACCAACACGGTCCGAGTGGCACTCAAAGTTCCGAAGGGCACGGACCCCGAGATCGCCAAGGCGATATTCCTTGAGACCATCAAGAACATGCAGGAGGACTACCGATGAACCTCTCCATCCTCAAAGCAGCCCAGACATTCATCCTGCGCAACTCGCACCATATCCTCACAGCTCTCGCCCTTCTCGGAGTCGGAGCGTCCGTGGCCCTGAGCGTGCGAGCCGACAGGATCATGCATGAGTGGGATATTGATGAGTTCAAGCAGCTCACAAAGGAGCAGAGGATCAAGCTTTACGCTCAGATCTACGCCCCTCCGGCTATCGCCATATTGACG